ACAAAATTTTTGTGCTTATTGCACTACGCCCCATGAAGAAATTTGGAAAGATATTTCCGGCTATGAAGGACTTTATCAGATTAGTAATTTTGGTAGAGTAAAGAGTTTGCCTCGTGTTCGTATTGGTAATGGTACACCGTATATAACCAAAGGGAAAATACTTAAAAACTCTCTTGGAGCAACTGGGGGCTATTTTAGAGTTGTATTATGTAAGGAACACAAACAAACTTTTTGTTATGTACATAGGTTAGTAGCAGATGCTTTTATACCCAAAATTGAAGGCAAAAATGTTGTAAATCATATTAATGGTTTAAAAACAGACAATCGAGTTGAAAATCTTGAATGGTCAACAATACAAGATAACTTACAACACGCCATAGATAATTTCTTAAATCTAAGAGATGAGACCAGTGGGCGATTTATAAAAAAGGAGGTGGCATAATGGAACTCTCAACAAAAGATGTCACTTTAAACCGTCAAAACTTTATTGGTGGCTCAGAAATAGCAAGCGTTATGGGGCAATCAAGGTGGTGTACTCCTTATAAACTTTGGGCAATTAAGACGGGTAAAATACCAACACCTGACTTATCAAACAATGAAGCGGTACAAATTGGCTCTAAACTTGAACAATTCGTAGCCGAACTTTTTTCAGAACGTACAGGCAAAAAAGTCAGGCGTGCGCCAAAAGTTTATCAACACCCTAAATATCCTTTTTTAGTGGCACATATAGACAGATTAATTGAAAAATCTGATGAATTATTAGAGGTTAAAACTTGTAGCGCATATAAATTAGAGGAATGGGAGAACAAGATACCGCGTGAATATGTTTTACAAGTAATGTTTTACCTTGGCATAACCGGCAAAAAAAGAGGTTGGTTATGTTGTCTTATTGGCGGTCAGAAATTTGATTATAAAGTAATCGACTTTGATGAAGAACTTTTTAATCTTATGGTAGAAAAAGCTGTTAAGTTTTGGGATATGGTACAAAACAACGTACCGCCTGTTATTTTACCCGAAGACGGTGAAACGTTAGGCGAAGTATTTTCGGAACACTCCGAAGATATGATTGAAAACAACGATATCAACGAGCGAGTTGCTTATGTTAAAGAACTTGAAATGCACATCGACGATATGAAAAAAGAAGTTGAAGAAATCAAAACGGAGTTAAAAGCAACGATAAAAGACAAAATGGGGATTATTACCGATACCTATAAGGTCACATGGAAAAACCAAAAGGGCGCTTATGTTTACGACAAAGAAGCCATGATGACTGACGGAGTTTTTGAAAAATATGCAAGTCAGCCGTCAAGACGAGTTTTAAGAATAACAAAATTGAAGGAGAAGAAAAATGAACGAACTGACAATTAATCCAATATCTTTGATACAAGAAGTGGATATAAAAACAGTAAGCGAAACACTTACAAAGGTTAAAACCTTGCAGTCAACACTTAAAGGAATACTTGTTGACGGTCACGATTACGGAAAAATACCGGGTTGCGGTGATAAGCCGACACTACTCAAACCGGGGGCGGAAAAAATACTCATGGCACTCGGAATAACAAGCTCGTATGAACTCATTGAACATACAGAAAACTTTGAAGGTAAAGGGTTTTTTGCTTATACCGTTAAATGTTTACTTTATAAAAACGGCTCAAAGATAACAGAAGGTTTAGGACACGCAAACTCAAAAGAAAAAAAATGGGCGATTGAATCTGTTTATGAAAAAGATTTGCCGGAAGGAACGGATAAAACTTTATTAAAGAAAAAAACAATTAACACTAAAAACGGAAGTTTTACAAAGTACGAAGTGGATGCCGATGTAAATTCAAAAGCAAATACAATATTAAAAATGGCAAAGAAACGCGCTCAGATTGATGCAGTTTTAACGGTTGCAAGTTTATCAGAGATATTTACACAGGACTTTGACGATCTTGAACCGATAGAAGAGCCGACAACTCAGCCGGTAGTTAACAAAGTAAAGGAAGATATAAAATCAACTCCTGACTACTATTGCGCAGATTGCGGAGCTGGGGTAACACCAAAGGTTTATGAATACTCAAAAGAGAAATTCGGCAGACCGTTATGTATGGCTTGTCAGAAAAAGGGGAATGAATAATGGAACTTGATAGAAAAATGCTCTTTGAGCTGATTGATTGCGTAAAGCGTGAAGTATCAATGAGGTACAGAGTTTATCCAAAACGCGTTGCAGCGGGTTATATGACGCAAGAACAGGCAAAAAAAGAACAAGAACTGATGTATAAGGTTCAAGTTCTTTTACAAAACGTTTATAACGGCAACGTCACGCAAGGCGTACAACAAAGTTTTATAAACGCTCAGGAGTACATTAAAGGAAAATAAAATGGAAGGTTGGATAAAATTACACAGGCAATTGGCTGAAAATCCTTTATGGTTAATAAAACCATTTTCAGAAGGTCAAGCGTGGGTAGATTTATTGTTAATAACCACTTTTGACAAAGGTTTTATAAAAACAAAAAACGGTACAAAAATAAAACTTAGTCGTGGTGAATGTGGTTATTCAGTATTAACTTTATCTCAAAGGTGGGGTTGGAGTAGGGGTAAAGTTACACGCTTTTTATCCTTCTTAAATAACGAAGAAATGATACAACAAAAAATTGTGTCGAATACCACTATTATCAATATTCTTAATTATGAAACTTATCAAAATGAGACAATAAACGATACAATAAATGATACAATAAACGGACAACAAACGGACACTATCAAGAATGTAAAGAATGATAAGAATGAATTAAGTAATATTAGTTATATTAATTCTCTCTCTCTTAGTAAGGATGAGAGAGAAATTTTAAAAAATTATCTTTTAAGACAGAAGCGAACCCCGGACAACATTGATGCTTATATGAAAGCATTAATTAAAAACGGTGACTGGGTTGATATTGTTGAAAAAGAGAGAAAACGGCTAAAAAGACGGGGGGAAAAACAAGAAAAAATAACGCCTGACGAAGTAAGTCAGGAAGAGATACAAGAAGGAATCAAAAGAGGTAGAGAAATTTTAAAACAAAAGGGGATTAAATAATGAAAGAGGAAATAAAAGCATTTTTAAATAAGAAATGCAAGGCTTCAATAGTCTTAGAGATGCTGTTGAACAGAGAGTATGTGACTTGTTCGGATATTATCAATTACGGGTGCGAGAATACACCGCTTGTATTTACTACCTGCCCTCAGAAATTGATTGAATCAATACGGAAGGCTTTTGGTTACGACTTTGTAAAAGACCGTGAAGTTAAATTTTTCAGAACTTTTTACAATTCAAAAGGTCAGGAATACAGACAGAGCGATACTTACAAACAATATTTTATTGAGAAGTGCGGAGTTTAATTATGAAGAAACAGCCATCAATGAATGAAGATATAAAGAAATACCCATGTTACTTGTTTTATAACAAAATACTTCAAAAGGTTGACTGGATAGAATCAACAGAAAGTTATAACCATTTTGTTTATCAGCTTAATCATTTTGTCAGGAAATCAGTAAGAAAAAACTCACCTGACTTTTATAAACGGGTTGAACATCTGCAAAAATTAATCTTAATGCCTTCCGAATGCAACATGGATTTGGAAACAATGGGAGAACGGGCTTTTTACAACAAATGGGGTATGGATAAAAACAACTTAGTTTTTTCCCGTCTGAAATGGCGAGAAGGATTTTACGATTAAGGGGTAAATAAAACATTAAAGGATAGGGGGTATTTATGGGGCAATTTTAAGAGTTTTACCCCTGAGTAATAAAATATATCATGTCAAAAATTTAACATGCCTTAACGGGCATTTCAACAAGAGGTAAAGAGATGAAAATTAAAACAAACAGAAAAAAGACAACAGAGCTAACAGAACGTGAAGTCCAAATTATTGAGTATATTAGCTTAGGTTGGACAGATGAAGAGATAAGTAAAAAAATAGGGTGCGCAAGACAAACGGTCAGACAATCTGTATCGCGCATCTTAGAGAAAAAGAATTTGTTTAACAGACCTTCACTTATTAAGTGGGCTTGTGACAATGACGTAATATAGGAGGTCTAAGATGCTTTATACAATTATTAAAAAAGACAGTTTAAACAAGTTCCGCAATAAAATTTGTAAGCTGAACTTTTTAAAACACAAAAAAATTGAGATTATGAATACATTTGGGCTTAAAGCCTATGACTACTCAAAAATAAAAGTTATGGCAGGGAACGGGAAAAAGCTCACGGAACAAGAGCGAGCAGTTTTAAGCGTTGAAAAATACGACCAACAAATCAGAGAGCTTGAAGCAGAATTGAAACCAGAAAAAGACGAGCTTGAAGTAGAAATTGAAAAGGTTGATGGCGAATCAACAAACTGGCGGCACGCAGAAGTTCTCAGAGGTTATTATCTGCTTGGCGAAAGCAAACAGCAAGCCGCAAGTAGGGTTTACGGTGACAGTACAAAGCAGGATATCAAAAATTTTAATGACATTCTAAAAACTGCGCTTGAATTTTTGGCTAAAGTTAGTAACCACGTTGAGATTCAAGAACTTAATATTGAGGATTGGAAAGAATGAATTATTATCATTGGACACAAAGCGCTCGTGAATGTTACGAGATAGGCTGCCGGTGCAATAACTGTTTACTTTATATAATTTTGGGGAAAGAGTGCAGGATGAAACAAGCGGTGTTTGAGCTTGTACGCAAGTTTGGCGCACCGAAAGAAAAAAAGTTTACTAAATCGCAGCAAAAGATACTTGATGCAATACAATCCGGCGCAACTACTTGGGATGAGATAGCAGAACAAAGCGGATTGTCGAGGGATTCCGTGATACATAATTTGCAAGATTTATACAAGATTGCGGAAGGAAACGGGATTTCATATAAAAACAAAAGGAATAAATTGACACAGTTTATAGAATGGGTAACAGAGAATTACAGAAGGTGATAAATGAAAAAATACTCAATTATATATGCAGATCCCCCTTGGAGATACAACGATAGAAAATGTAACGGAGCTTGTGAACATCATTACAATACTATGAAAATTGAAGATAT